GACTTTGGTGATCTGACAACTAAGACCTGGAACTCTCTAGAAATCATTGCAGGAAATCCTGGTCATTTCATAAAGGTGATGGCTGCAGGAACTGGGGCTGCATTGAGAGGAACCAGATATCTTGCACATCGTCCGAACTTGATTGGGGACGATCTTGAGGGTCCAAGTGATGTCAGTACACCTGAACAGATAAATAAGACACTTACTTGGTTCGATCAGACATTGACTAACATCGGTAGTCCGAAAGATTCCTGCCAAATAATTGTAGGAACGGTGCTCCATTATCAGAGTCTGCTTGCTACGTTAGCTAACACCAGACCTGAGTGGGATGCTCAAATGTATAAAGCTTTGGTGAATTACCCTGACAACATGGATCTCTGGAATAAGTGGAGTAAGATTTATCATTCTAGAAACGAAGGTAGCACTCCGATGGAAGCTACCCGAATTGCAGGAGACAAAGCTTTAGCATTTTATGAAGCTCATGAAGAAGCTATGAACCAAGGTGCTACAGTACTATGGCCAGAACGTATGCCATTGTACGAAATCATGAGGCAACGGACGGTCAATCCATATTCGTTTAGTACTGAGTTACAGAACGAACCTATTGACACAGAGACACAGGTGTTCAAGAACTATACCACTTACGATCCGTCTGAGTTCAACCTTGATGATTTAACCATAATTTGTGGAGTTGACCCTTCACTTAAAGAGACGAAACGATCAGATCCCTCTGCTATTCTCACGGTTGGGAAGTCAAAGCAGGGGATTCATTATGTCCTGGACGTTGATTGTAAGAAACGAGCACCCGACCAGATTATTGATGACTTGCTCAACAAGGCAAAAACCTTCAATTACAAGTGGGTGTCCATTGAGGCAATCCAATTTCAACAATTCTTTGCCGATGAGGTGAAAAAGAGATCAGCTATTGCTGGTCTTTATTTGTCTGTACGTGAGTTCAAGTCAACCGTCAAAAAGGAAATGAGGATTGCATCCATTGAGCCACTAGTGACCAACGGATATATCAGATTCTCGGCTTCCCAACTTGTGGGTGAGCTTGGGGATCAGCTGAGATATTTCCCAAAAGTCAAACATGATGACATCCTGGACTGCCTGTCTCAAATCGTTGAGCAAGACAGAAGGAAGTCAGGACGTGGATCGATTTCTGGATTTTAGGAAAGGAGGTTACGCATGACCTTCATAGAACGGCTAAGAGCTGCCGCCGATGCCATGCTCGGCAAGATCCCTGCACAAAAAGGATATGCAAACCCTTACTTCTGGGGATCGTTCATCAAAAACTATAACGGATCTGTGAGTTCAAAGAACGATCTGAACTATATGAAGCTGAGACAATTGTCAGAGACAGCCGTTCCAAGACGTGCAATCCGATTCATTAAGACCCAAGTATCGAGATTAGATTGTAGCATTGAGCTTCGTTCAGGACAAAAGGCTACAGCTAAACAGAAACAAATTATGGATGCACTGAACAACGTGCTTAACAGTCCCAACGGTGAGGATGACTGGTCTTCTTTTTGTGAAAAAATGATTGAAGATCTGCTTGTAGTCGGTTGGACAACGGTTGTCGTGAAAGATTGGGCAGAACATCCAGATCATCCATTGCTGTTATTCCCTAGTGATGCCGCCTCATTCCAGATATACACAGACTGGGACGGTAACCCTAACTCACGAAAGTATGCTCAGTTTAACAGAAATGGTGAAATGGTTGACTTCAAACCATCTGAACTATTCGTCATTAAATACGATTCACGGGCAAGTGATCCGTTTGGCCTCTCCCCTATGGCTGTTTGTGCTCAAGAAGTTGAATGGCTCTTGAATGCAATGGCTTATGCAGGGAGTGTTGCCTCGACTGCTCACCCTAAAAAACTGTTGCACCTAGGAGAAGATGCTGATCCAGAGTTCGTCAAGGAAGTACGGATGTACTTTGAGGATGAAATAGAAGGTCGGAATGCTATGGCCATCATGGGGGGCACCAAAAGTCCTTCCAGTATAGAACTCGGAGCATCCAATGATGAAAGCCTATTCCTGAAGCACCAAGAACGTCTGATCACTTTGGTTAGTTCAACTTTCGGACTTGATGCTCAGAAGTTCGGCATACTTTCAGCAATGACTAAAAGTACAGGTGATTCACTTGATTCGGTCACTGACGATAGTGCAATTCGACCTATGGCTCACATGATAGAGTCAGCTATCAATAACTACTTTTTAAGGAAATTTGGCATCTTTGAGGTGGCTGAATTCAAATTCAGGTACACCACAAGTCAGAACGATGTTAAAGCTCTAGCAGTACTGCATCAGTTACGTCTTCAAGATGACTCTATGACCATCAATGAATCACGTATCGAGATGGGTAATGCTCCCCTCCCGTATGATAAAGATCTTAAAAAGTCACCTGGGGATATGACACTCAGTGAGTATAGAGCTTGGGTAGAAGCTAAGTACGGAGCTATTGCAGCCGCCAGTGTTCAGGTCGAACAGGCAAACATGAAAGCTATTCTCATGGATAACCAAGCTGCTAATGGTGGACCTGTGCCAGTTCCCAATGCAGATCAGCAAACTAAAGCACAACAAGGAGCCAACGGAGTTCATGGTGCAAGTGGTGCTCCAAAGCTTGACCCACATGCTGGCACTCCGATGGCAAAAGATATTGCTAAAAAGACTTAATGAAGGGAGGTAAGAATTGTGAAACAGAATCTCCAAAATCTTAAATCTCTTCATGCAGATGGCAGTTTTGCTCTTGGTAATCTAGACCATCCGAATAAGATGCCATTCAGTGGAATATTGACCTACTTCGATATTCCAAGTAACAAAGCTGTTGGTGGAGCTAAAGGTAAAAAGGTGATGATCCCGTCTGAGTATGGTATCCCTTCACTTGCCTCTTTACAAGGGATGGCTGTAGACTTTGACCCACTCATGATGGATAAACATGTTTCCACTTACAAAATCGGAGTGATTGATAAGGCTTGGACTGGAACTGTCTTAGAAGATGGATCGACACCAGTGCATGTATCTGGGTATGTGTTTGCACACGATTTCCCCGATGAAGCATCGGACATTAAACAGTTCCAGTCTGATTTGGGGTTTAGTTATGAAACTATCGAAACCCCTGTTGTCAGTGGAAAATATAACGATGAAGATATCCTGGTCGTTTGTGGTGAAGTGGTTTTTAGTGGTGCTGCAATTTTAAAAGCAAACTCAGCTGCCTACACACAAACTTCCCTAGCTGCAAACTCGGAAAATGGTGAAATGGAGGTTATTGATTTGTCAATCGAAGAAATTCTTGAAAAGGTTATGGCAACTTTGGAAGCAAAATACACTTTGACAGCAAAGGCTGACGAAGATGTAGAAGAGCCAGTGGTTGAGGTAATAGACGTAGAAGAGCCTATTGTTGATCCATTAGCTAACCAAACTGTTAAACCAACAATAATTGACGTTGAAGAGCCAGTTATGTCACAACCCCACAACTGATAGAACTGTTCCAATCGATCTGTAGTGAGATGGGTGATCTAGACAACCTTCAAAATCTGGTAGCAAATAATGATGTTAAAAACATGGCAAAAATGGTGCAAGCCCATGAGCCATACAACTTAATTATATCTGATGCTGTAACTCAATTGACTGATGAGCAACAAAAGATTGCTGACGTTAAGGCAGCTACAGACACTTGGGCTAATACTTCTATCCTGTCTATGGATCAAATCAAATCTGCATTGGTAGATATAGTTTCAGCCGATTCTAGATTGTCCGATATGATATTGTTGCTTACTAAAGAGAACGAAGCTCTCTGGCCAAAGATGCTATCTGACCTTACCCAAGATACGATCCAAGTGTTGAAGCTGAAGGATGCCGTGGAACAGACAGATGGTTCCACTCAGCAGATGGGGCAACACATTGGCCTAATGGCAAAAGCTTCTTCAATGCAAATGCTCTCCTCTGCCATAGGTGGAGTTGGGGAGAAAATGACTGGCTTCATCACAAAGGCAATCAGCCAAGGTGCAGACTTTGATAATTCTATCAATAATACGGTTGTCACTCTGAACGAACGGTTAACCCCTGCAACTCAGCTTACAGGTGCTCAAGTTCAGGCTCTTTCTGATAAGGTTACTAGTCTTGGTGCATTAGGTAAGTTTAGTGCCAACGATATATCGGCAGCTATGTCAACAATGGCATCATCAGGCATGGACTATTCAAATATCATGTCAGGTGCTATTAAAGCTGTACAAAACACTGCTGCTGCCACAGACTCTGATCTCAACGATACTGCCAAAATCATGACTAATATCTACAACGAACAAGGTGACAATATGAAAAAGTACGGGGCTACAACTGAGCAACAGTTTGGCCACGTATCAGACTTGATAACCAACACTATGAAAAACTCTGGTATAAGTGTAGGGGATTTCAATAGTACCCTGAAATATACTGGTGCTG